TCAACTTACGAGAGATATCCTGCCAGATGTACTCTCGTCATTTTCCTTCTGTGCCAGAAATGTGACAACCCCGCTGAATTTGCTCAAATGTTCACCGCTCAGATGGGCGTATTTGTTAACCATCTCCAGCTTCTCCCATCCTCCCAATTCCTTCAGAACCATCAGCGGCGTTCCATCCTGAACATGCCAGCTCGCCCAGGTATGTCTCAGGTCGTGAAACCTGAAATCCTTTATGCCTGTCAGTCGTAACGCCCTGTTGAAATCGCTTCGGATGAAATAGTCATGCTTCCTGCCATCGGAAGAAAAAACATATTCATGACTGTTCGGTATCTGCCTCAGTATTGCGACAGCTTCATCACTAAGTGGTAACTGACGGGCCCGGCCGGATTTCGCGTTTTCAGCTTTGATAACCGCCCTGCGTCGGCCAAGGTCGATGTCCTGCCAGGTGAGCGAAAGAATCTCTCTCAGGCGAGCGCCGGTGAGTAATGCAAAAGAGCACAGCCACTTCATCCACTGATGTTCAAGGTTATCAACCAGCGCGCGGGCATCACTTTTATCAATCCACCTTATCCGAACCTTTGGCTCCCGCAATGTCTGCGAATAAGGCATCTGGTCAATCCAGCCGCTCTTGTAGGCCAGCGAGAAGCCGCGCATAACAAAGGCCCGATACCTGTTCTTAGTCGCGTTGGACAGCCGTTTGTGCGTGATTCGGCTATGGGTGGGGAGATTGTCCGTAATCTCCTCGCCTGACACCGATGAAACCAGCCTTCCCTCGAAAATACCCAGCCAGTATCGCGCGTAAATCCTGGTGTTGGCGATATTGGAATTGCCCTCAGCGTCACGTAGCGCCAGCATGATCATGTCCTCGAAAAGCTTATCCGGCCGCTTATCGAGGTTTTTTTCAGCCCATGCATCATGCTTTATTTTGTCGTGAAGCCTTTGCGCTTCGGCTTTGTCTTTGGTGCCAGAAGTGCGTCTAACTCGCGAGCCGTTTGGCTTCGATACATCAATCCAGTACGTGTCCCCTCGTTTGTAGATCGGCATTTCTTCTTCTCCTTACCGTCTACAGCAGCCAGCCGGATAGCATTGTTATTCCGAAAGGGCTGCTGTTCAAATTTTTTCATGCTGTCCACGCTTGCCCGCCAGCACCCGCCGACTTTGAACATGTGGAATTTCTCAGGGTTTCGGTAGATGGTTGTCGCTGACACTTGAATGGCAGCGGCGTATTCTTTGACTGTCATGAAGGGTTCAGCGGAGGCCATATCTATTCCTCAGGTGGCTTGCTGTGTTTGAATGCGCAAATGAGAGTGATGAGAAGGGCGAGAGTGAGAATGTCGCCCGGGTCGGCGGTGATGGTGATGTTCACAACTACTTCACTTCTTTATGCCCGTTCGACCAACCCTCGTCATAATCGGTTTCGCCATCTTTAATCATCCGAGCGTGTTCCACCACATCGCTCCAGTTCATATTGTTTGCGGCCCAGTCTTCAATCTCATATGAGTCCGCATCAAAAAGCGGCAATGTATCTTCAAGCAGGCTCTTGGTTACATCTCCGCCGTATTCATGGGCGTAATGAGAGGCCCGGCTGTGCGCAATGATGGCAACAGGTACGGCCCAAACGCTATTGTCTGGCATGGTTACGAATAAGTTTTTTGACATAACAACTCCTCACGCAGAGCGCGATTAAGGTTAATTGGGCGGTTGGGAGGTTAATTCAGGGCGATGTGGGGGATTTTTCCAGCGGCGATTGCATCGTAAATCAAGTCCGCGCTGTGTCCATTACTGGCAGATGATCGGCAAAGCTCAGCGATAACATTCTTTGCCTCCTCACGCTTGCGCTCTGCTTCTGTGAGGATTGGTCGGAAACTATCTATAACCGGGTAATCAAGTAGCTGGTCTGCTTTCGATCCCTCAAGCCATCGTCCAATAATGCGCTTATCGTCATGTGCAATAATTCTGGCGCGAAACCATGCTTTATCACAGGAATCGTAAAGCGCTTCGCACTCACATCCAACCGGCGGTAGTCCTTCACCATTCCATTCAGGCTGCTTTGATGCTGCAAGGGCTGCTTCGTATTCCTCGTAAGAAACGCAACCTGTACCGCTGAAATGTAACCCAGCCATAACAAAAGGCGCTCGACCTTTGGAATGGAAAGTTACAGAGCCATTAAGCCCATTTGAGGCTACGGTTCGGTCGCTAGGCCAGCCGCCAAGTTTTGGTAATTCCTGCACTAACCGTTCAAGTAATGTCATGCCACTCTCCTCTGCTTATTAGCGCGCTCAACCTTCTCATAGTCCTGACAGCACTCTGGCGAGCAAAAGAATCCGGTCAATACCTTCTCTTCGCAGTAATAGCAGGTGCCGGTGAATTGCATCTGAGGCTTGCTTCGGTTGGCTAATGCCAGGTCAATCATGTGCTGTGTGTGTTCGGCAGCTTCGTCGAGAATATCTGCGGACATAGTGGTTACTCCTGAATGAAGTCGTAAAAAAACCTGCCGGAGCAGGTTGGTTATTCGGGGATGGTTGGTTTTCGGTAGAGTGGGATGCTGTCAATAACTGCATCTATTTGAGGCCAAGCCTCGAACGAAGTTCCTTGCAGACAAAGTTCAACTCCTGCGATATCGGTAAAGCAGAATGGCTCACTAAATTCCTGCCGATAAGCCTGAAGCTCTTTTGCCATAGCAATAACTGCTGGTCCGTAATCGGATGGGTTTTCGATAAATTTATTCAACATCTCATCACTAATCATCCTGACCTTCCGGGGCTGCTGGCAGCATGACTTTACCACCGCATTTTTGGCAGAAATTACATTCGTTTTCGACAGGGCCGCCATCGTTAAATACCCATGAGCTACCACAGGCAGAGTCCCAGTATCCGTCATCATCATAAGTCCACTTGCAACCCTCGCTTACAGGCTGTGCGGTGGCGTTAAGGCGCTGGACTTCGGCACGGCAGTAAAGCCATACTGCATGTGCAATCTCTGGCTCACGGTCGTCAAGCTTTATCCCTAAACTATATTCAGCGATTTCACGCAAATCTTCTGGGCTTGACTCATCTGGCAACTTAATCATGATTTCACCTCGTCGGTTACAGGCTCGTAGGTTTCATCAAATATTTCCGGCTTACACGGGTAGTGCTCGCCTTTTACACCTTTGATAATCCAGTCACCTTTCGACGCAACGTGGCGCGCCGTACCTTCGCCATCTTCCAGCGTTGATATAACTAGCTCCGCATTTCCTCTGGCCATTAACTCGTAGGTTGCATCTCCACTGCAAAACTTAACGACGTCATCTATGTTTGAACCAGTCCACTGTATTGCATCAATGACAACTGGCTTTTTTCTGAACTTCATGATTTCACCTCTTTGACAGCCAACAGAACAGCCTCGATATGCTCAAGACAGGGAGGTGCACCGTGCTCTTCGCTATCGCCAATATGCTCAGCGATTCGGGAAAGGTAGTCAGGGTCGATTTTCCAGCCCTGGCTTTTATCTTTGGCCTCTGGCAACTCCACCGGGCGCAAAAGCTGAGCGGGTGGGGTGGTATAGAGTGCGTGAAGAGGTTCAACACTTGACTCATCATCGCTTTTAATCCAAACAGTTCCGCAGCAACGGCGCTTATCTAATAAATCATTTATCACCTTCGTATGAGCATATGCAACAGGCTCAGCCGTAAGCGCTGCGAGTGCTATTTGCTGACGCTTTAATTGGCTTCTCAGCGATACCAAAGTTTCTGGAATGGCATGAGGAAGTTGAGAATACCTATCAATTTCCCTGTTGATACTTGAAATGTCATGCTGGCAATCTGCAATCAGCGCCTGCACATCACCATCAACTGGATTGGGGGAATTAAGCATCTTCATACTCCCTGCGTTTAGCGCCGCGATAGACTGGTTTTGGTTGGTGCTTAGGGTTTTCAATTGCACTGGCGATTAACACCTGCCAGTTATTACGATTGTTTTTCACCCAATTACCGAAGTCGCCATCAAAGAAACCTTTGGGAACTGGCGTCGAAAGCCTTTCAACCACATCACAGGGAACGACAATGCTGTCGCAGCCCTGATTGTAATATTCAAGATGACCTCGAATTCTTGACTCTGGGTATCGCCCAGCAGTTTCAACCCGACCCCTGTACCCGCTATCTTCAGCAGCCCAGAGGGTTATAAAACTGTCGCTCCGCGCCGTATGTTTAACGCTCAAAGGCTTTGTTGAATAAATGGATTTTATGCTGTGGTACTATGAAAACGGTTGTTTCAGATAACATAAAATCAATGCGTTACATGCTTGCGTATGACGGTGTTCTGTCTGGCATCAGCGTTTTCTACCAAAACAGTGCAGACAAAACAGAATGATTACCTATTATTCAACAAAGCCACGCTCAAAACGAAAAATTCTCGCTCCGTTACTGGATTGGGGGAATTAGTTGTCATGGTTGGTGACCTCGAAAGAGTGATTTTGAATCGCCTCAATCAATTCATCTGCATCAACAGTGAAAACCTTCAGCGTTTCGCACCCGCCTATTTTTGCGCCTGATATTCTGTATCCGCCGCTATTGTCACAAATGCACAGCGACAGGCTGCCGTTAATGTTATGGCATACTTCAACACGAACTTGTTTGTTACTCATTTGCGCCTCCGCTTCTGCGCTGCACGTTTTTGCTGAGCGGCATAACCGCGCTTGTTATTAACCGGATATGAATTACCGGCGATACCGAACGCCAGCTGGTTCTGTAATTTCGCGGCTGCCAATATGCTCATCGCAGACCACATTGCCATTTTTCGCATATCAACCCGCCTTATCCGCATTATCGAGACGCTTAAAGTCAATTACCCACACCCACGGGTTAGCCTGCCAGCTTTCCTCGCCGTAGATGGATTCCCACAACTCAGCGAAGTTGTCATATGGAGTCATAACTTCGCCGCCACTATCAGGATCGTTATATGTTGGCCGCCATCCGGTAAGCTCCAAACCTTCGGAGTGTGCATCTTCCTGGCTAATATCCTGCAGCCGCTCCACACGAACGCCGGTAATCTCCAGCGTTATGCGGGAAGCCCAGCGCGGCATGTGGATTGATGGAGTCCAGCCAACCATTTCGCTACCGTTCCAAGAAGCGCGGTGAATGCAATGCTCTGGTTTACGGAAGCGCTTAGGAATCATGCTTAGTGGAGAGCCTTTACAGCCATAGAACTCCACGTCAGCCCATGTTCCATCACGCGGCGCATCAGGCATCCACGCCTCACGCACCCACAGGCGATCACCTAATGCACCGAACGGGCAGATATATCCCTCATCCTCGCCGGCAACACCAAACACCTGTTTTTTCGCTGGCTGAAGGTATCCGTGCTTATCGACCACGCCGGGCGTGTACCAGCGAGCTGTATAATCAGTTTCCAGTGCCATATTCATCGGGTTGAAATGTTCGGAAGGCTGTACCTTCATGATCCGGCGCATCTGCGTCTTCCTGCTGGCCAGAACTGCATGAACCATTTCGGCATTTAAGATGATTGGGCGCTCTTTCATTTGGCACCCGCCCGCAGCCCAGCAATCTTTTCCAGCAGGTCGATGGGTGCCACATCCTGAGCATCTTCTGCGAACCCTAATGCTATGCGCACAGACTTGGCTTCTGCCGCGAACTGGTCAGCCTGACCAGCAGACATTGAGTAACGCGAAAGTTTTTCATTTGCCGCATCCAGCTCTACTGCAAGCCTATCCTTATGCCTTATAGCCTCCTCGAAGCCGCCAACAAGCGCATCCATCTTCTGCTGCAATGCGGCGTAGTCTTCGTAATACACAAACTCGCCTTCAGGGTCGTTATAGTTAATGTCCTGTCGGCCATAACCAGTGACTGAATGACGTTTAACTTCGCTCATTTCCCTTCTCCTGAATCCGCTACAGACACCACGACAAGCTCATCGTTATCGAATGACTCTTGCTTATCTTTGATGTAACAAAGCACCTTATTGGCAAGGTGCCTGACGTTGGTAACCATGGCTTTTTGCTCATCGGCTAATACGATGAACATGAAAATGTTGAGGCGATATGCCGGTATGCGGCATTGCCTGCGGTGAAGTGTTTGCATGGGAGTGTGTCCGGTCAGGCAGCTGTTAAGCTAAGCGCCGCCACCAGGAGCTTTAGCTTTCTATCCTGCCGCTCGGCTGCTAATTGAGCCTTAATGGGATTGGTTGTCAGCGTGTTATCAGGTAGCAACCATGCTTTGCGCTGCCATAAAAAAGGGAGCGTAACGCTCCCGACTTTCATTGGACTGTAAGGGGTGTGCATGGCTATTCCTCGGGTGTTGGCTGAGGTTCGTCAGGCATCACCTCATACTCACCGGTAATGATGGATGCATTGTCTTGCGGCAAATCGGCATCAGCCTTTTCATCAAGCGTTACAGCACGCTGCAACTCAATGCTGACCGGAAGGTATTTGAACAAGCGGCGAATGGCTGTCTTTTTTGCCATCTCTTCGTAATGGTCAACCCAAGGCCCCTTGTCGCTTGACTTGCTTAATGCGCGAACACGATCAACCGCTGCCTTGCTCATAACTTCAAACTGAACTCCGCCATCTTTCAGTCTGGCAACAGCGTATACATGAGTCAGCGCGCCGGGATTTCCGTCTTCATTTGGGATGTGCTCAAGCTTTTCTTCCAGCCCGTAGGCATAGCTGAACTGGTCATTTTCATATACGGCGCGAGCAGAAAGGCTGACAATCTGACCTGAGCGACGGGCAAGGTCTATCATGCCCCGATAGCCAATAATCAACTGTGTTTCTGTAGCTACAGTGACCCACTGGTTGCCCTGCTTTTGCCTTTTGTCAAAAGGCAGTAGGTACGCATGACCAAGCGCGCCACCTGGCTCAAGTCCAAGCTGAGCACACTGCATGATTGCTCCAAGAAACGACATCTGATCGCACTGCATCAGCTTGGGTGTTTTACGAAGTTCGGTCATTGCAATTCGAGCAAGGCGATCTGCTGTCATATGCTTAGGTAGGGCCAGGGCAATTTGAGCCTTGGTATTTGGATCGGCCATAAGCTGAGTCAGCGTTTTTGGTTTTCTTTCCTGAGCAGACGCGACTTCGCCTCCGGTCGCTGCGGATTTTAATGCTGCTGAAGACATAATTTATTCCTTACTTAACGCGGAAAACGCGGGATTTTGAGGTTTTCTTGAAAGCGTCATAAAGTGACGGATGGGCCTCTTTGAAAGCTGCTATATCAAATCGTGTGGAGTTTTGTGTTCGCCATGTGGCAAGCTTCTTACCATCAAGACTGATGTAAGAGTTGTCCTGCATAAAGATTTTCAGTTTCTGTTCAGCGAATTCGATCTCATCCTTGAGCTCTTTCTGTTTTGCTTGAAGCTCCCGAAGCTTAAAGAGGGCATCCAGCGCCTTTCCATCTGCTTCGATGCCTGTTCCAACATCCCTGTCAAAAACCCTCATCACATCGCCAACAGATGATATTGGCGGGGGAGTTAGCGTCGTTACCATTTCCCAGAACTGAATTTCTTTGTCTCTTATGGCTGCTATCGTTTCATTATCACGTTCCACGCGATAAACACGAAAATCATCAGCGCCAATCAGCACGCCAAAAACACAAACCTTTTTACCTGTCACCATGAGTCCATGCATGGCTTGTGCCGTGTAATAGACAGGTATTGAGTCTGTCTGTTGCTCCCCCCATTCTCTGGCCTTGAATGGGCTACACGTTTTAATCTCGATGTTTTCCCCGCTTTCTGCCTCAGCGTCTATTTCAGCGGCTATGAAGGGAAGTTCAGGATCAATGTAACGCTCTCCGCGCCTGGCAATTACCAGGCCTGTTTCTTCAGAGAGCAAATCAATAACGTACGGCTCCATCCGTTGCCCGCGAGTAAAAATCTTTTGCTTGCCTGGAGAGGGTGGCTCTTTACGGGGTTGGACTTTATCAAGATAAACATCAAGCGCCGTTCGCCATGGTGAAATACCCAGTATTCCGGCGACATCACTGCCGCCGATATATTTCGTTCTGTCCATATTACCTACAGATTGCATCACGCCACCTCGTCAAAGCTGTTTTTACTGGTCCAGATTGCAATCGCCCGCTCAAGCCGGGCCAACTTCACCATCATGTCGCGCAGGAACGCCTCAGCCTCAATGTGCTGATCGTCATCGTCATCGAACATCTCAATGGCGGGGTAGTCGTAGAAGCGCTGCATAAACTGGCAGGCGGGCGCAATCAGTGGGTTAATCTTGTGACGTTCCATATTGTCATCGACTTCCTTGCCGATGCGCTCCAACTCATCATCAGGATACGTTTATCCACTCGCTAACAAAGAGAATGTAAATACGCAGCTTCAAGCCCAACCTATTTCCGCGCCTCAGGAGAAAAAAATGGAAGCAACAAATTTATCAAGTTCACCCGAAGCACTCAGAAAACAGGCTGAGCAACTTCTCAGGGCGGCAGAAGAAGCAGAAAAAAAACGCTTTGATACTGACTTCCTGAATAAAAAGCTAGCTCCGGTAAAGCTTGAAATATGCCAAGCGCACGGTTTGATTCAGCGAAAAATGGATGAGCTAATTGACGCGACAGACCTGCTAAATAAAGCCGTCCAAAAACTTAAAGACCTGTCGGTTTAATTTCAGCCTGAAAGTATCCCGCGCTATCAACTCCCCTTCTCTGCGTGAGAAGGAAACAGCAGGTTCAGCCTGCCTCCGGCTTTGTTGAATAATAGGTAATCATTCTGTTTTGTCTGCACTGTTTTGGTAGAAAACGCTGATGCCAGACAGAACACTGTCATACGCAAGCATGTAACGCATTGATTTTATGTTATCTGAAACAACCGTTTTCATAGTACCACAGCATAAAATCCATTTATTCAACAAAGCCCCTTCCTCCCAGAAGTAGCTATCTACTCAGCCGGATTTCGTAACGGTCGCAAATGTGCGACTCACATCATCAAAGGATAAATCATGAACGCGACCGAATTACAGAAAGTGCTTGAAGAACACAAGGTGTGGCTTGCATCGATGCGTGAAAGCGGATCGAGAGCCAACCTGCGCGATGCCTAGCTGCGCGATGCCAACCTGTGCGGTGCCAACCTGCGCGATGCCGACCTGCGCGATGCCGACCTGATCGATGCCGACCTGATCGATGCCGACCTGCGCGGTGCCGACCTGAGCGGTGCCTACCTGCGCGGTGCCTACCTGCGCGATGCCGACCTGCGCGATGCCGACCTGCGCGATGCCGACCTGAGCGGTGCCTACCTGCGCGGTGCCGACCTGCGCGATGGAGATCTTCTTCCTGAGCAGACGTTTATCATCACGGGCTATGCATATCACCTCCAAATTACCAACGGTGAGTATGTTAAGGCCGGATGCCAGAACCATACAGCAGAGCGATGGCGCAAATTCACTAAGCGTGAGATTGCAGAGATGGATGGTCGCAAAGCGCTGAAACTCTACCCGCGCCTGTTGGACGTCATCGATTTTTATCTTGGTAAGGGTGAGCGACCTGATTGGCTTAGCGAGCCTGGTAGCGATGAAGAATAATCACCCTTCTCTGCGTAGTAAGCATGAGAGTGGGTCAGCTTGTTTGCCAGAGGTTGCGAAATACGCCGCTGGATATCGAAAAACCAAATCAATCACCGCGAGGTAGTTATGGAGTTTAAAAAATTCGACTGGGTTATCTGGTCTAGTCAGGCCGCCGGACGTTGGAAAACAAAGATTGGATTCATCACCCATATCCATACCGACAGAGCCGGAAAAGTTATCGGCTATGACGTTCAGGTTCCACCACGCGAAGGATCTAAAGCAAAGCCAAAAATGTATTACCCGCGCATTTCAGCTTTAAAGCCTTATCAAAAGTTAGATTAACCAATATTTACTGGAGCACCCCCATGATATCCACTGAGAATTTTTGGCTAGGCTGGGCAGTCTTTGTGGTTATGGGAGTGTGTGTTTATGCGTTTGTTTAGGGGGTTGCATGAGTGAGTTCAATGGCGGGCCAGCCTTTCCTTATTCTGGAGTGCACAAAGGGGAAAAGGAAAACCACATCGTCGATAGCCACGGTATGACGCTGCGTGAATATTTTGCGGCAAAGGCTATGGCTGCATACATCTCTACCGCAGGTGCGCCTTGCATTGTTGGCGGTCTGGATGGTGCGGAAGACGAACTTGCACGGCAGTCTTACAAAATGGCCGATGCAATGCTCCGCGCCCGGGGCCAGTAACCACTACAGGAGGCAAAGGATGGAATGGTATTGGTATGTAGGCGGTTTGGCTTTGGTTTTCTTGCTTCTGCGATTCACGTAATTAATTGAGTGACACCGTAAAGCTGTCTGCTTAGACGGCTTTGAGGTGCTACGCACCAACGCCTTTAGAGGGGCTCAGACAGTAAGAAAGAAGTACCCACCAGGGGCCGCAATGGCCCCTTTCTTTTCCCCAGGTTAAACCAACTATTTCATGAGGTATCCCATGCAAGAACTAATGTTCGCAGGGGCGGCATCGGGCTGCCCAAAACACACCGCTCCAGCTTCTTTAAATCACTTTCGCCTGACTGGCTCCGACGTTATGCACTGGCAACCAAAGAGCCGCTTACAGCAGCTGTGGGAGCGCCTGGTGCAGGTCATTACACAGGAAGGCAACCCATGATAGCGCCAGCCGAACAATATCGCCGTGAGCAGGAAGCTCTTGAGCGCCAGCGCGACCAGTTGGAGAAAGCAAAGGACTTCGATTTTATCAGCATGATGCTTAAGGCTCTTGGAATGGGAGATAAGTGATGAGATTCAACATTAAAGCAAAGCGCGAGATTCATGATATAGCTGACAACCTTCCTGAAGGCATCTTCTGAAGAACTCAAAGTATTTGTCAGCGTGGTTGAAAACGGGAGCTTCAGCCGCGCGGCGGACACCTTGCAGATGGCCAATTCCGCCGTCAGCCGCACGATCAAAAAACTGGAAAATAAACTCGGACTGGCTTTACTGACGCGCACCACACGCAATCTTGCGTTAACGCAGGAAGGAGAACGTTATTTCCAGCAGGTTCAGCATTTTCTTCAGGTGAAGACGGCCGCAGAAGACGCGTTGATAGAGAGCCGTCATGCGCCCAAGGGATTGTTACGTATTGATGCCGCCACTCCCGTCATACTGCATCACCTGATGCCCATGATAAAAGCTTTTCGGGAGCGCTATCCCGAGATTGCCCTTTCACTGATTTCATCTGAAAACTTCATTAATCTCATCGAGCGTAAAGTCGATGTGGCGATTCGGGCAGGCAGCCTTACCGATTCAGGCCTGCGGGCACGACTGCTGTTCACCAGCTATCGCCGCTTTATTGCCTCTCCCGGGTACCTGGAGAAATATGGTATTCCTGTGTGCGCAGCCGATCTGGATAATCATCAGTGTCTCGGTTTTATTGATGCGCCACGTCTTAACCGCTGGCCAATCGCCTGTGACGATGGGGAACTTTACATCATCCGTTCGGAACTGGATTCTAACAGCGGAGAAACCATCAAGCAGCTTTGTCTGGACGGTAATGGGATTGCCTGCCTTTCTGATTATATGGTGCATAAAGAGATCGCTGACGGAAGTCTGGTGGAGATCCTGGCCGATCAACGTTTACCGGTAGAGATGCCGTTCAATGCTGTCTATTACAGCGATCTTGGCGTAAGCCAGCGCGTGCGTGCCTTTATTGATTTTTTAAGCGAATGGGTAGTAGAGCAACCCTGGCATATACAGGCTCAGTTACAGCCGTACACCCACCCCTGA